TAGATTCAATGACTCCTAATTCAGTATTCCATCCAATTAGACTAAAATGGCAAATGCACCCTGATAGAGATATGAGGTGGTATAATGAAATGGCTGCTGCTTTAGGACCAAGAAGAACTGCTCAAGAGGTTGATGGTTCTTTCTTATCTTCTGGTTATTCTGTATTTGATTTAGCTGATATTAAACAAATAGAGGATTTATTATCAGATTTTGAAGTTATAGAAACAAGATATAATGGTGGTTTAAGAATTATAAAGAAACCTAAAGCTGGAGTTAAGTATTTCATCGGAGCAGATATTTCAACTGGTAGAGCAAAAGATTACTCTGCATTCTCAATTATGGATAGAAAAGGGGATGAAGTTGCTTATTTTAAAGGCAGAGTACCCATAGAGAAATTCATAGAAATACTTAATGAGTATGGTAGAACTTATAACAATGCTTTATTAGCTCCAGAAGCAAATGATGTAGGTATTGCAGTAGTAATAGGGTTACAAAATTTGAATTACCCAAATCTATATTATACTGAAAGCTTAGTAAAAGAAAAAGGGCAAAGTAGAAAAGTTAAAAAGAAAGTACCAGGCTGGCTTACTACTACAGCAAATAGATCTCTTATAATAGATGAACTTGAACAAGATATTCGTAATGAGTACATAAATGTTAAAGACCCATTCTTTGCTGAAGAAGCATATACATTTATCTATGATGCTAGGAATAGACCAGTTGCCATGGGAAAGGGAACTAATAAAAATGATGAAGATGAAGAAGTAACTTATACTGATGATGCAATTATGGCTAAAGCTATCACTAATTTCATAAGAAAAGGATCAATGAATAGCATGATAGTTCTCCCAGCATAAGGTAATAACAATACTTATATTTTAATACAAAAAAAACTCTTATAATGAAAATTTTAGGACTCGAAATATCTAGAGCTGTTAAAGGAACAGTTGAACCACCAACAAAAAAGAAAATTATAGCAGAATTACCAAGATCTCAGGTAAGTAGGACTGAATTCCCTACCGATGATATATATGGTGTGTTATATCAGAATACTAGTTTTATAGATAGAGAATATATAAGAACTATCATACCTATCATAAGAAAGTTAGTTAAGGTAAATCCAGACCTTAAAGTTGCTATGAAAGATAGGAGAGAATTAGCAAACACTGGTCATACTATAAAATTTGATAAAAAGGTTACTTCAGACCAACAAATATCTATGAGAGATCATATACATTATGTTAGGAAGATGTGGTCACCATATTTACCTGGTATACATGGTATAGTTAATAAGATAATAAATCAAGCATCTATATCAGGAGCTATTGCAATTGAATGGGTAATTAAAAAAGATTTAATGGGTATAGAAAGAATAGTATTTGTAGACCCATCTACAATAATATTCAAGTTTTCTAAAAGGACACAAACATTCCATCCTTATCAGATAATATACCAAGATACAGAAAACAAACTAGTAAAACATTACCGTAAGTTAAATACCAGTACTTTTATGTATATAGCTCTTAACGGAGATGAAGAAGTACCTTATGGTGATCCTGAGTTTATGGCTGGGTTAAATGCTATAGCATCTCAAGGTAAAATGACAGATAACATTAACTTCATTATTCAACAGCTAGGTGTTATGGGGTTCTTCGAAGCATTGATGGAAAAACCACAACAAAATGCTAATGAATCGGATGGTGCTTATGCAACAAGGCTATCTAACATTCTAGTTGAGATGAAGAAGAAGTTAAACGATTCTATGAGGGATGGAATAACAGTTGGATATAAAGAAGATCATGAATTTACATTTCATTCTACCACCAAAGACATACGAGGGGTATCTGATGTATTCAACTTAAATGAAGTACAGGTGGCTAATGGTATTGGTCACCCTGCTTCGTTTTTAGGTGTACCATCATCAAGCACTGATACAAACTTTAATATCTTATTTAGTAAGTTAATATCTCAATTAGATACTATTCAGGAAGCAGTTGCATTCATTCTAGAGTATGGTTATTCATTAGAATTAAGATTAGCAGGATTTACATTTAAACACCTTAGTGTACAATTTAATAAGTCTACCATTACTGATGAATTGAAATTACAACAAGCTGAGGAATACAAAATAAGAAATCAAAGAGTACTTTATGGTGATGGAATTATATCTCAAGAAGATTATGCAGATGCTATGGGTTATGAAGCTCCTGACCAACCAGAGCCAAGGATTGAAATAGACCCAACTAAAGCAATGGCAGATGCTGCTGCTAATAGAGATAGGAATACTGACCAAAAGAAATCTGATAAAACAACTAGAGATAAGAGTAACCCGAACCCAAAAGATAATGCAAAAAATAAGTAATATGTATAAAATTTAATTAAGATGGATGAAATTCTAACACTGATAGGTGGACATAGTTTAATACTAGGGTCTAAACCTGAGAAAGTTAACCTCTCTATGGTTAACGAAAAGATATCTAAGGATAATGCATGTCCTGATGGTAAATGTACTGTAAATAGTTTTGGTTTATTTGATACTTCAACTCCAAACTATGCAACTTACTATCCAGAAGTAACTGCAGAAGATTTAAAGCCAAAAGATGATGAATTCATTTACCCAGTATTTAGATTATTATCTGCTGTTACAGTAAATAAGAATAGCTATAGTCCAACAAGCTTTCCTGCAGAAGTGTTAAAAGCATCTATGCAAATGTTAGTTGGTCAAACTGTTTTCATTGACCACGAAATGACAACTGGTAATGCTTTAGGTACAGTAATGGAAGTACAATGGCAAAAAGAATATAAAACACCAGATGGAACATTAGTACCCGCTGGTATTAATGGTACAATGAAATTAGATGGTAAGACACATCCAGGAATAGCAAGAGCAATTATGATGGACCCACCAGCTATACATTCAAATTCTGTTACAGTAAGATTTGCTTGGGAACAATCTCACCCTGATATGGATAGAGATGAATTTTTTGATAAGCTTGGTAGCTATGATAAAGATGGTAACTTAATACAAAAGGTAGCAACCAAAATTGATAGTTATTGGGAAACCTCATTAGTCCCTCATGGTGCAGACCCATTTGCAAAGAAGATAGAAGAGAATGGTCAAATAACCAATCCACATTTTTCTGGTAGGAGAGATGAACAATTCTCACTTAATCTGTTTAATTACAAAACACAAACAGATACAACAATACTTAGCAATTTTAAAACCAAAGAAGAAGAAGATAATAATCTAAAAAGTAAATCTAGTATGAATGAAGCATTAAAAATCGCTTTGATTTCAGTTTTAGGTTTAACAGCTGACAATTTAACTGATGAGAACTTTGACTTTCAGAGTCAATTCAAGTCATTGAAAGAAAATGCTGATAAATTCAATGGACTGGATGACAAAGTAAAGAATTTAGAATTAACCGAAGACGGTTATCTAAAAGATGAAGACATTGTTAACTTTGTAAAAGAAGACATTGCCAAATTGAAACAAGAAGCTGAGATGGGTACTGCTCACTTAACTTCTAGAAGAGAAGAAGCTGTTAGACTGTACAACACTATAAAAGGTGATGATGCAGAAGACGCTATGCTAACTAACATTAAAAGCTCTGGGTTAGATGCAGTAGAAGTATTTATTAAAGACTTCACAACTGAATCTGAAAAGATGTTCCCATTGGTTTGTAATGACTGCGAGTCTCATAACGTTTCCAGAATGACTGCGAAAGTAAACGATGGAGAAAATGGTGAAGGAAACGGTAAAGGTAATGAGAATTTATCTTTTGATGAACTTCAGAAAAGGTTAAGAGCCAAGAGAAGAAAACCTTCATTCCAAGATGAAGAGAAATAAAGTAATTTAAAAATTTAAAATAATTTATTATGCCAACAACATTTGGAGATAAAACGAGAACAATCGTTTACAAAAAGGAAATCAATAAGTTACATGAAGCTTTTCCTGTAGCTAGTGGTGAAACAATTCACGAAGGTGAATTAGTGAAATTAAATGCAGCAGGAGAATTAATACCTGCAGCTACTGGTAACCAAATAGAGGTTATAGGTTATTGTATAACTCATAAGAAAGATTTTAATGCCCCTGTTTCCGTGGTTGAAGAACTTTCTGTTGCTATGAAAGGGTATGCAACTGTATTAGCTTCTGCAAAAGAAGATGGTTTAGTACCGGGTGCAGTTATGTATGCTGGTTATGATACAGCAAATAACAGACCTTTCTTTTCTCAGAACTCAGTAACTGAGAATACAATAGCTGGTTGGGCTTTAACCGCTGGAGATCAGCTTGATGAAATTAAAGTAGTATTAAAATCTTAAAAAAATTTAAACAATGGATTTAAAACAATTTGATAAGTCACAGTTCAAGGGTAAAATCGAAGAAACTGTGCATTTCGCAGAAGCAATCCGTAGAGGTGATAATCCAATGGATATTACTTTAACTGAGGTTGTAAAAGAGAAATTCGGTGTAACGCTAGATGCTTTTTACCAAGATCTAGGGATAGACCCTAATTATGATACAGTACAAAATATCGTATCTGTACCTGATATTGATGCAAGATGGATAATTCCGGAATTCTTCCGTGATGCTATTCGTTTAGGATATCGTCAAGCACCAATTTGGCCAAACATTATTGCTGCTGAAGAGCAGATGAAAGGTTTGACTCAGGTATTACCAAATATCAATATGAGTGATGCAACTCCAGCTGTTGTTGCAGAAGGTGAAACAATTCCTTTAGGTGCTGTTTCTTATGGCTCTAAAAAGTTCAATGCTTTTAAAGTTGGTAAAGGTATTCAGTTAACTTATGAAGTTATCCAGCACTCTTCTCTTAATGTAGTTCGTATCTTCTTAGAAGATTTCGGAGTTAAGATGGGTTATGCAGTTGACTCTCTTGCTATTCAAACCTTACTTAACGGTGAGCAATTAGATGGTTCAGAGTCTGCACCAGTAATTGGAGTTGAAACTTCAGGTACTAAAACTTATAAGGATTTCTTACGTATCTGGATGAGAATGGGAAGAATGGGTCAAGTACCTGGTATTATGATTGGTGGAGAAGATGCTGCTATTGATACTTGGAATTTACCAGAATTCAAGGACAGAAGAGCTCCTTATGCTCCTGAGAATAAATTGACATTGAAAAATATGCCTTTCCCTCAGAACACTGATTATTACGTTCATGGTAATGTACCTGCTAGCCAGGAAATTATCCTTAATAAAGCAAGAGGAATTATTAAGATGAATGCTGCTCCTTTATTAATCGAGTCAGAAAAAGTAGTTTCTAACCAAACTTCTGCTTTCTATGCAACAACTTCTTTAGGTTTTGCTAAATTATTTAAGGATGCTACAGTAGTAATGGATGAGTCTATAGACTTCGCTACTAATGGCTTCCCAGATTACATGAATGTTGATGAACAACAAAACATCGTATTTGAATAAAATCAATTTTTAAACAATTAACTTTAAAAGAAGCTGGGCTAAACTCAGCTTCTTTTTTTAAAGAAAGAGGAGATAATATTATGGCAAAAAAGACTAAAAAATTTTATATTGCATTAAACGCTGGAGCTAATAGCTTCACAGATCCAAACACATTATTCAATATTTCTGGAAAGCAGATTAGAGAAGTTGGGTCTAAAATCAAAAATTCATTCTTCGTAAAAAGAGGATTGAGAAGTGGACACCTTAAAGAAGTTACTGAGGCTGAGTACTTAGAATTCAAAGAGAAGGACGACAAGTTAAATAAAATCAATAAAGCTAATTCTACTAAGCAGCAGTATATTGATCAACTGAAAACTAAATTAGCAGAAGTTGTTGATGAGAAACATGACTTAGAAAAGAGAAATGATTTTCTTGAAAAAGAGAATGAAACTCTTAAGAAAGAATTAGAAGATTTTCAAAACTCTGCTGAGGGTGATGAAGATAGTGATATCAATTTTGAAGAAATGACAAAAGATGATATCAAATATTATCTTAAAGAAAACTACGAATTAACTGAGGAGCACATCAAAAAGATGGAAAGCTTTAACAAAGATGCCTTAGTTGATTTTGCAAACGAAATCGTAGGGGAAGACGAATAGACTATGAAACCAGAAGCTAGTTTTTCATACTCAGTTTCTGCGTTGGCTGTTGATTTCCAAGATAGATCTTCAAATGGACCAACCCATTGGTTATGGGATTTTGGTGACGGATCTAATAGTAATGTACAAAACCCTTCCCACACTTATAGTAGGAGGGGTTTTTTTGTAGTTACTTTAATTGCAACCAATTCAGACGGTGCTAGTGAACCATTCAAACTAAGTGTTGGAGTAAGTGACACTGGCATCAACCCTCTTCCAAGGTCTATTTATGATATGGTCTTATCCTATATACCTACTAATGTAGATATATCAGTAGGCGAAATTGATGGGTTTATTAAAAAGTGGCAATTATACTTACAACCATTAGTAGAAAACCCAACAGTAGATCCAACAAATGTATTTGATGAATTTTATTGGCCTCCACTAGTAAATCAATTAATTGCAGAATTGGTAGCTCTAGATTTAATTATTCAAGCAGTCAATATTCTTATTTCCACTTCTTCAAATTCTGGAGGAGGAACAACTGGTGGTTCAATGAAAAAAGTAGTTACTGGTCCAACTCAAGCTGAATGGTATGATGCTGCTAGTACTACTGACTCAATAAATAATATAATTAAATCTGGTGGTGCATTAGATACTCTTATAAAGCAAACTTGTATGTTAGCTAAGAGAGTAAGAATATATCTACCAATCTGTGAAGATTTAAGAAATAGTCCTACTGTACCAGAGATATTCAAACCTATTGTTGATACTTTAACAATCATAGTATAATGACACAACTTCTTTCCTCAGCAGAATGGGAACAATATAAAACAGCAATTAACGATGCTAGTGACTCTTTCAATAAAGAACCAGTTACTTGGCATCGTTTTATGCGTAAGATGTCTAGGAATGGTGAAGAACCAGAACAGACTTTTGAAGAGATAGAATTATTAGGTCTAGTTTATTATGGCTATTATAAAACTTGGCCAGATGAAAATGTAAGAGTATCTGGAGAAAATGATGACACAAGTTTAGTTTTAATACTAAATAAACAATATCTTAAAGACTTAGGTTATACTAATACTGACGACTATTTTATAATGAATCCCGGGCATGATTTCTTTACTATAAAAGGTATAGAATATACAACAAAAGGTGATACTGATGTTGCACAAGCTGAGGCAGACCCTTTGTTAATATACATAAGATTAGATAGAAAACAAATAAAAACAGGACAAGAATATCATGAGCAGTAATGCTTATAGTGGTAAAAGATTTTCTCCCATAAAAGAAGTTGGGAGAAATAAATACTACTCTATACATACAAAAACAGAAGGATTTGAAAGAGTTCAAATATTGTTAGATGGTTTACCAATGGCAATAAGAAGCTCTGCAGGATTTGGACAAGTTAAAGCTGCTCAATTATTTAAGCATAGATGGCAGGAAGATATAAGATCTGGAGGCTCAAGATATGCTTTTAAACCACTATCTGATAAATATGCAGATAGAAAATTAGCTGCGGGGTATGATGATACTCCATTCAATTTAACTGGTTCATATTTAAGGTCAATTAAAGTAAGATGGAGAAAAGATGGTACAGTAAGTACAGAAGTATATCCAGGAGCAACTGCTCCAAAAGTACCAGGTATAACTAGTGGTAAATCAAGTAGGAGAGTAATAGACTACATAAAATTTGTAGAAGCTAGAAGACCATTATTAAAAACATCATTTAGAGCTTGGGGGGGTAAAAGAAAGATTGCTAATATCATAGCTTATTATATGAAAAATAGTAAAGCAAGTTTAGCAACTTATATGAGAACTGGAAAGATACCAAGTATACCAAAAACATTATAATATGAGCACAACACCTCTTTCAAATACAGAAGAACTAATAGAGAGATCATTCTTTCATAGAGTAAGAAAAGAATTAGTTGATAAGGGTTATTTACCTGATATAACTGATACAGTAACTTACCCAGATACTCAAGCTGGGTGGGATGCTTGGAATGCTGCAATAGATGCTATAGTAGCTAATAAAGGTTTTGCTATAGAAGTATTTGGCTTTAGTAGTTCAAAATCTAAAGGTATGAAGAAAACTCCTAGAATAGTTATTAATAATGTATCTTCATTACCAGGTACTGTTGGTGGTGACTCAACATATTTTTATGAGAGATCAAGTACAACTGGTCCTTATAGCCAATTAATAAGACCACCGCAAACAGTAGACTTTATATTACAAGTAATAATGTCTGGTGTAACTGCAGAACAAATGAGGATATTAAATGCTGTAGTAGCTTTATCACTCCCAAGGAGAGGCTATATAGAATTCTATGATGATCCAGACCATAAATTCTTTATAGAAAACACGGGGTCAAACTCTTATGATAATACTCGAGATAATCAAATAGATAAGATAATTGCTTATACAGCACCAGATTTATATGATATTGAAGAGATAATACTAAATAACAATATTGCACCAATTCAAGAGATTAGAATTGAACCAACAATTAATGGTCATAGATCTCCTGATTTTGATATAATAGTAACAAATTAAAAATTTAATGATATGGCAAGAATTAACTTAGGCGGAAGCTATGTAATAACTCAATCGGATATTCCAATCCCAATGGCAGATATTAAAGGTGATGCTATTGAACCATTAATGCAACCAGCTTTAATAAAAGTAAATCCTTCTGCAGATATGGATGCTGACATACATATTATTTGGGGTGATAAACCACATACAGAAGGTACAATAAAAGCTTGGGAAACACTAGCTTCAAATATCTTGGTAAGAATATAAAATGCTATAAATAATGAACATACAAGGTAACATAAATACTAACCCAGCTCTAGGTGGATTAGCAGGAGATGGAAGTACAGGTCTAACTCGTTGTTATCCTCAAGGTGGGCTTGTTCAAGCTCTCAGTCTAGCAAGAGATACCTATCTACGAGATATGACTGGGGGTACTGATAGGCCTAGACTTAATGGTTGGGCTCTAAGATTTAATGGTACTAACAATCATCTAATGGGTAATGGTATTTATATTGAAGGTGGTAAACCTATTAAAATGAGATTTCATCTTAAGCAAGATTCTCATGGAGATTACATAAATTGGTTAGATACTCAAGGTTGGGCTCCCTCTAATAGTCGAGGTATATCTATAAGTCCTGATGCTGGAAATGCTGATTTACGAGTTTTAATCGGTAATGGTAATACGAACTTTGAATACTTTACAGGTATGATTATTGAAGATGCTAGAGAGTATGATATAGATTTTCTTTGGAGTGGTATTGCTGGTGATACTGCTACTATATTTGATAGAATATCTGGT